TAAGCTAAATTAGCAATACTAGTAAACCTATCAATAGGTGTAGCAAACTCATCTCTAACGCTTATCACTCTTGGCTGGTTTCTATTATCTGTAAAAAATAATAAGTCTTCTATTAGATTTACACTTCTAATTTTCCAAGCATAAGAAAAATTTAAAAACTTACCAGCAGAATAAATAAATATATCACCAGTTGCAAAATCATATCTAACAATAGCATGATTAACATTTAAACCAGTTTGATAATTTAAATTACTAAATGTATTATTAGTTAAAAACAAATACAATTTACTATTTACTTCGTCTACATATTGACCACATGCTTTTAAATACTGGCCACCAACACCTAATACAGCAGACATTTGTAATCCAATGTCACCATTTAAAACAAGTCGTGTTCCTTGTATATTTTCAGCAGCTCCAACATTACTATCTTCTGACTTTGATATAGCTATATTTTGCGCGTCACGATATTCTCCGTTGGGTAATAGTCTTTCGTCTAAGTCCTTGTTCATCTTGGACTTTAGAAAAGTATTTTTTATTTCTGCCATTTAATTTTAGTGTTTAATCCATTTAGATTTACCACGCATAACCTGTACTATTTCATCTAACTTAATATTAGATAATCTAATTTTAGCATTTCTAAGTTTAGCACTCTTTTCTTTTCTATATCTTTGTACAATATATTCTGGTATACGAACTCGAGACGCTAGTATATTGTAATTTATATACGCGTATAAAGCATCTTCAGCCATTTTAGGTACTCTAGTATCTAGATCATAAGCAAGACCATCAGAAATGTATTCTATTACTATGCATTTACCTACTAAATCACTAGAAAAAGTAAACTTACCTTGTCTTTCATCTATGCCAAACCAACCATTTACTTGACTTGTCTGTGGGTTTAAACCATATCTTTGTCCAGCTATTACGTTCCAGTATAATGGAAACGGTGTGTTAAAATAATCAGTATAATAACTCCAGTAATTACCGTCCCAACCTGTTATTAATCTAGTATTAGCTTGCTTCCAAGCTCTAGTTGTTAATGAAGTTGTTTCTAAGTTTTCATTTAAAGCGTCTTGGATAGGTAAACCATCTTGATCTTGTGCTAAGCTTTGGTATGGATTAGTAGTTAAACCATTGTTGGGTTGTATAGTGTGTAATACACCTAAATCATCTTTCCATGCTAGTCTTACATAGTTCACATAATCTTGTGGTATTACTAATGATAAGCTAGGTGGTATTTCTAATTCTTGAGATTTAATACTTTTTAATGTATCATAGCTAAACTCTTGCAGTCCTCGTTTAGCATGAAATATAACGTCTGTTCTTTTTACGCTTGGTATTAATTTACCAGCGCCTACATATGCTATCATGTAGTTTGTAATAACATCTGCTAAACTAGTATATGAATACCCACCATAGTTATTCCAAACAGTGTTTTCAGTTAATTGTACTTTTAAATAATTACCAGCGGCTAGTCCAGCTGTAACAGTAACTGTGTTACCAGAAACTGTGTATGTATTATATAATGGTGTGTATGTTAAGCCACCATCAATACTAACCTCTAAATAAAAGTTATTTGTAGGCCAATTAACATTTGTTGGATCAGCTGTTGCAAAAACTAAATCAGTGTTAAATGTAGTGGTAAAATCAAAGTTAACACCATCTGCTATGAACGTTTGTGTTCCCGCGTAGTACTGTCTATTGTTTTCAGATATTAACGTCATTTATTATAGTTTTTCGTTTTGCTCATTCATTGCTGCTTCTTGAGCTGCAGCTTGTACGATTTGTGGATCTCTTATTATAATACCCGCGTACATTAATATTTTTATTATAACTTCACTTTGTTCAGATGGGTGAAGCTCAAACTGTACAGAACCAGTAGGGTTTGTAGTTTCATTATATGCTGATGGATCATATACATACTGACCTTGGCCACCAATTTGATAACCCCATCTAACATCATTAGGCTTACGCACATAGTTAGCTGTTATACCAGTTTGTATACTAGTAGGTCTAACGAATACTCTTTCGTTTTCATATAAGTAAGTTGGAAATGTAATTGACGCTCTAGTTAGTTTAGATTTTTCAGCATAGTAAAAATCTTGTCTATCTAATCTTTGTAGTTCTACGTCGTCATTGTATACAACAGTTCCAAGTCTATAAAACTCGGGTGTAGTTCCGTAAAAGTCTGTTGTAGGTAAATCAAAATACCCCTGGCCCGGTACATAAGTACAAGTTCCAAAGGTTTTAAATATAGCTATTTTTTCATCTATATTCATTTGCCTGTCCGCATAATCAGTATCTGTTTGCGCCACGCGTAACTGTTGATTTAAATCATCAAAGTATTTTTCAAATATATCTAACTGTACTTGTGTAGCCGTTTTATTAAATTCATCAGGCGTCATATAACCACGTTGTTCTTTATTTAATATTGACAACACGGTTCTATATACAGTGTTTACGTTTATAGCCATAGTGTATTTTTATTATAATAAAAGGCGGGCGAACCCGCCTTATTATTTACTAGTATAGTTTCTTTTCAATAGATTTTAAAACCATAATACCTTCGTCAGTTTGTAAGAAACTAGCAAAAGCGCTATATGGATTTTCTCCAAAAGGAACTTTCATTATTTGTTCTTTAGTTTCAGCCCAAACAAAATCTTTGTTTTTATTAGTCAGCATTAGTATACCTTGTTCAACAGCTTTAATAGCTATATTTCTAAGTTGTATATTTTCATCTGCGGCTAACTTAATGAAAAGCTTAGGATTTTTCTTAGCAAAAACTAATATATCTCTTTTAAGTTCTTTTGTACTTAACTCAGATACTTGTGTTCCTTTTTCAACTCTTAATATTGCTTCAGCTAAATCAATATCCATACCTCTAGCAATGTTAAGCGCGTCTATTTCAAACTCTATTTCTTCTACTTCATTTACAGCTACCTCAACAGGTTTTCTTTCAGCATATTTTTTATCTAACGCTGGGTGGTATAATGATAATAGTTTTTGTAAAGCTTGATATTGTTTTGGAACATTTAAAACACCATCTTTAAATTGAATATGTTTTAATGTTACCTCTCCTTTTTGTTCATCAACAAATGGTGATGACTGATTTGTAGCATATCTTAAAGCTCTTTGCTCGTTTTTCTCTGCATCAAACCAAAGTAAAGGATACCTTTGTGTATGTCTTGAAGACAATGTATATGTAAGAGGTTCTTTATTACCTAATAAATAATATTGTCTATCTTTTATTTCCCAAGAGTTGTCAACAACAACTTCTTCTTTTTGTTTTTTCTTTTTTGTCATGATATAATATAATTAAATAAGTTAAAGGTATATGGGCGCCGAAGCGCCCTTTACCTTATAAAATGTTAAGATGTCATCAACACGAAGTTGTTAGCACCTTGTACACATAAACATCTCTCAGATAAGAAATGAACTTCCATTGCGTCAAGATCAGAAGTGAAAGCACCACCGACAGAACCAGTGATCCATGACTTCATTCTTCTATCATCAGTTTGAGAAGCTCTATATCTTACGTGTAAGAAAGGTCTTCTAATGTTTGTACCAAGAATTTGGTCATAAACAGTTGAAGTACCAGCAGGAATTAATACTCCTTCGATGTCGTCACCTGAAGTAAAGAACTCAGATCCACCTCTTGTAGAAGCATCGTTTAAGTATTTCCAGCTTGTCTTATAGAAATCGTAAGATCCTCTTCTAAATCCTGAGAACTGTAAATTAAGAGCCATTTCCTCAGAGTTTTCAAATACACCATAAGATGTACCACCGATACCATAAGAGTTTTGTGAAGCAAGCATGTTATCAATATCAAGCTCAGTAGCTCTGTCTAAGAATAACATATTTTCTTCAATAGCTCCTTGGCTATCTAAATTCTCAAGAATTGTATCAAAGTCAGCTAATGCGCCAGCGAAAGCAGAGAATACATTTCCTCTTTCTTCAATAGCAGCAAATAAACCTTCAGTACCTAGTAAAGCAGAGTTGTTGGCATTAAAGTCTGTAATACCAGCTTGTGCTTGAGTATGGAATAAGTTAGGCACAGCACCATTTACCTGTGCTAATTCACCTTCAACCATTACCATTTCTAAGTAATCTTCAAATCTTAATCTAGTTTCAGATTCAGCTTTTAGATACCATAAGTATCCAGTTGCACCATCTTCTGTAGTTACTTCAACCCAACCAATTTGTGCAGTATCAGATCCAGATACAGCGTATCTATCTCTAATAATAACTGGCTTGTTAGAGAACTGAGTGAAAGAAGGCTCAACATTTTCTAATACTCCTGAGCTAGCTTTTGGATATTCAGAACCATAAACAAATACTTTATATCCTACAGCATCAGCAGGAATTTGTCCACCACCAGCAGAAGTTTCCATATATGGGAAAACTTGGATTTCATTTGCGTTAAGAGCAGATCCTGGAACAATACCAGAGTCAGCAACATACGCTTTAATTGAATCACCACCAGACTTAGGTAAAATTACTACAGTCATACCTGGAGTAATAACGTTTGCAAGTCCAGCTGTTGGAGCTACAAATAAATCTAATACATTTCCTGGAGCAGCTAACGGCTGTACAGTGTCGTAAGATATATGTAATCTGTTTTGTTCAGACCAAACTACTTGGTCAGAAGTCATCGGCATTTCAGCGCCGACCATTCTAATGAAGCCAGATAACGTTCTGTTTCCATAACGCTCTACTTCAGCTTCATAGATTTCAGGAAGATACTGTTGAGAAAAATCTCTAGTACCATCCGTAAAACTAAGGTAGTTGTCCGACAAAATCTGTTGAGATTGTGACGGGTTCAACGAACCAAATAAGGGATTTAAGGGCATAATTAATTGTTTTTAAATTATCGTTTTCTAATTTTTAATTTACTAACATCAGAACCGCTAATAGCACGAACCTTAACACCACCTACAAACACATCATTACTTGGAGACGTACGCGCCTCGGTTGATACATTTTTAGATTTATTAACAACATCTTTAACAGCATCGGCTTTACCTTGCTCATAAAAATGCTGCGCTATAGTATCCGCGTTTCTAGCAGCAAACATTGCTTTGTGATAACCTTGAGTATCTTTTACATTGCCCTTATCGTCCAAGAACTTCTGAACAAAGTCCTGTAAATTACTCTGAGCTTTTGCAACTTCATTTGGATTTTTAACACCGTATCTAAATTTCTTTTCACCAACTTTGAAATCAAAACCTTTGAATTCATCAGTAAATAATTTAGACGTTTTTTGTTTAAAATCCTCGTGTTGTTGTAAAGCAACTTCCTGATTTTTTTGATAGCGGTTAAAAAAGTCAATAGCTTTTTGTTGTTCTTCAGTAACACCAGGTCTTAATCTAACTTGGTCATAATACTTGTTTTTAAGATCATCTAAAAAGTTTTTGGCTTTAGCAACCTCTTCTTTATAAGCGAGTTTTTTTCTTTTGATGTCTCGCTCTTCATCAACATCTTCATCATATTGGAAATTTTCCTCCATGATAAAATTTATTTCCTCATCATTAAGATGTGGTTTACTTTGTTTGTAATATTCTTTTAGTAAAACATTTGTATCTACTTTACTGTAGTCAGCGTTTAATCTTACGTAGTCTTCTATAGTTCCATTTGTTTCTTCCATAAACTTAACTAATTTGTCTACATTTTCTGGAAGTTGTATTTCTGGTTTTTCTATTTTAGGTTCAACTACTTTTTCTTCTTCTTCATTAGTTACTTCTTTTAAAGGTGTAACTTCTTCTACTTCTTGTTCTTCGGTGGTCCGTATTTCTTCAACCACTTCTTTGCTGTCGCCACTGTCTTTGGGTTCTCCGATAGTAGCATTGCTGTCATCTGTGCTTTGCTCTTGAACGGCATCTTCTTCTTGTTTTACTTCTGTTAAATCTACTTTAGCTTCAACAGTTGGTTCAACTGTTTCTTCTACTTTTTTACCTAAATCTACTTTTATAGGTTCATCATTTGAAACCTGTTCTTTAATAGATTTTTTCTTGATCTTTAAAGATCCAGAATCTTTTTGTTTTGCCATAATAAAATAATATAAAATTAATAAAAAATCTACACAAATTGATCTAAATCATACCCACCCGGTAATTGTTCATTGTTTTCAAAGTCAATAGGCTGTGAGTCGTTATTTCTTTGTGAAATCATTTCACTTTGTTGTGTAGCTTGAATTTTTGTTCTTTGATCTTTACGATCTTCTATTTCTTTTTCTTTTTCTCTTTTAACTGCTGCTTGCATTTCAGCTAAACGTAGCTGATATTGAAACTCTTGCTCCATTAATTCTTTTTTAATCTGAGCTTCTTTTTCTAATTTTTGTATTTCAAAATTAGATTTACCTTGTTCTATTTGCATTTGAGTTTCAGCAATAGCTTGTTGTTTTTGAACTTCATACATAGCTGCTTGCTCAGCGCTTTGCGCGTTAGCAGCTGCTTGAGCTTGAATATTAGCTTGTTGTTGCTGTTGCTCTTGAGCTTGTTTTTGTTTACGTTTTAGTTTTAATAATTGATTAGCTAACTTAATATTATTTATTTCTCTAATATCAATAGCATCTTCTAAATTAATACCACCACTCTGTAAAGCTATTTGTATACTTTGTTCTAGTTGCGCTTTTTCTTCTTCATCTGGTTCTAATTCTAAATAAATACCAAAATCAAATAAGTTTAAGTCTTGTATTTCATCTAGCGTACCTACATTAAAATTACTTATAGACTGTTTTAAAGACTGAGCTAACAGCTCGTGATCAAAACAATCAGCTATTCTAAGTGAAATGTTTTCTGCTGTTCTAACGGCTAAATATAATGAAGCTTGTAATATATGCCTTGTTGCTACATTAGAGTTATAAGCGGCTAGTTTCTGTAATCCTACAAGCGCGTCTGGATCTGGTGTGCTAGCATCTCTAGCTTCATTTAATCCCGTCACGTCTCTTATCATTTGTAAATAGTATTGATACGTGCTAATTAAACTTTGCAACTTAGAACCAGCATTAGAAGTTCTAAGTTCTTGTATAGGAACTTTACCTCTGTTAGGATC